CTGATTTATGAACGGAAGATACTTTTTAATTATCTTCGTTTTAACGCCATCATCTTTTAAAAGAGAATGGGCAAAGTCGTAATAAACGACTTGTTCTTTCTTGGTTTTTAAATCTTCTATTGTTTGTTGGAGAGATTCCTTAAGTTGTGCTAACTTTTCATGCTCAGTATTTCTGTTTGCAAGTTGATCGGTAATTCTTTGAATTTCCGATTCCAAATCTCGGATTTGTCTCCGATTGAGGTTAGTCCGAGTATTGTTTTGAGAAATGCCATGCGTTAATTTTGTGATCTCCTGGGATAGGGTATTGAATTGACGCTCTCTCTCCTGTTCGAACTCAATAGTTTTTTCAAGTTGGTCATAACCATCTTTAAGTTCCTTTGCTTTATTTTGAGCATCTTCAATTCTATTTAACCGAAACTCTTCTTCAATACTCTGAGTACAGGTAGGGCATACCATATTTTCAGTAAAAAACTTATGTTCTTTGGTAATCGCGGATACTTTCTGAGAAATCTTACCTCGGAGATTGTTTAGTTTTACCAACTTATCACCAGCACCAATGACCTCTCCTTGCTGCTCAATTTTCTCTTCCAGTTGTTTTTGTTTACTCTCATTTTCTAAAGTTGCAATAACAATCTCTTCATCAATATCATCAATTTTTTTAATATTAGATTCTATCTGCTGCTTACCTCTACTTCCAAGTTCTTCAATAAATTCTTGCTGCATCTTCACTTTGTCAAGCAAAGATTCTTCTTTAAGATTCAGAGTTTTAATGAGACTTTTTTCCTCTTTGATTTTTTCTTTCACTAAAGAATTCATAGTAGAAAAAATACGAATATCCAGAAGATCTTCAATTACCTCTCTACGGTTGGCAGATGACAATTGCATAAATGGAACAAAAGTACTGCTACCAAGAATTACAATCTGAGTAAAAGATTTATAATTTAATTTTAAAATATTTTCTTCAAGCAGTTTTTGCATTGATCGATCGTCTGCTTCTCTATTAAGAGTTTCTCCATCAACTATAATATCAAAAATATTGGGTTTTATTCCTCTAGAAATTTTATATTCTTTTGAGTTGATCGAAAATTCAATTTCTACAAGACATTCTTTTTCATTGGTTGTATTAACCAACTGAGGTTTATTGATTTTACGAAATGGTTTATTGAAGAGAACAAATGTCAGTGCATCTAAAATTGTAGACTTTCCCGCACCATTTGACCCAATGATTAAATTTGTATTACTAGTTTGAAAATTTACCTCTGTAAAATGCTGTCCAGTAGAAAGAAAATTACGCCAACGAATTTTTTTAAAAATAATCATGCTTTTGGTGGAATAATAATATCATTAGGAGTAACTACAGTGTATTTGTAATTATACATCGTGCAGGTTCTTATGGCCATTTCATCATCAACTTCTACAACTTCCATTTCTTTTTCATACTCAGGATCTTCTTCCAATAGCATAGCATATCTTACTGCATCATCTTCTTCTTCAAAGAAAAATAAAACTTTTTCTCCATACCTGTCAGCAACAGCATATGCTCCATCATCTTTACGATCCTTAAGAGTCAAAAGATACATTTATTCTACCTCATATGCTTCCCTATACAAATTTTGAAAGATTCCTTTAATAACTGTTTTATCCAAATTGATTTCAGAATCATCAATGTATCTATTCAAAATATTAATTGTATTTTCATCATCATCAACATCACAGTTTTCATCATCTCTAATGATTTGAAAGTTTTCTACAATCTTTACTTCCTGTGCCCCAGATTTATATAATTTATCAAGAAACTTGTCAAATTCTTTTGGTCTATTTTTATTTTTTACGACTACCTTGACAATTTTGTTTTGATATTCAGTAGCATTGAAAAGCGATGCAGAATCATCATCATATGTGAGAAGATGAAACATAGTATAAGGATTATCTATCGAAGTATGTTCAAGAGTTTCTGTGTCAAAGATAGTGAATCCTCTCCTATCACCTGCGTCTGACCAGAACATTTCGTATGGATTTCCCAAGTAATAGATCCGTCCATCATCCGATCGAGTGTGGTAGTGGCCCGAGAAGACCTTGGTGAACTTCTTAAATAACTTGCCAGAAAGACCATTCTCCATGACGATTTGTTTATTAACTCTAAATCCTGTGAGTTCAAGGTGCCCCATCGCACAGTTGCAAGTTGTATTTTTAATAAGTTCAAGAGATTGGCATTCATTTTCTTCATTAATCCACGGAACGAATAATATATCTAGACCACCAATGGTGACTTCGGTTGCACTACTGTAAGTTGAAATATTTTTATAATCTTCAAGAAGTAATTCTGGAGAATTTATACTGTTAGTATTTTTATAGTAAGTATCATGATTACCCACCAACATATGAACTTTATACTTACTAAGAGGATCAAACACAACCCTCTTTGCCCATTCTAAACTCTGATAATCAATTGCTTTTCGACTATCAAAGGTATCACCCATATGAATGACAGTAGTAATTCCCTCTTTTTCTAATGTTGGAAAAAATACGTTTTTATAAAACAATTCAAAATAATCATGAAACTGTTTTGATCCTTTTTTAAATCCGTAGTGGGTATCAGAAATAATGGCAACTTTCATCGATTTTGAGAGCGATAACTAATATTATCTTTAATAGTATTATAATCAGATCTATTTCCTGTCAAGAAACTATCATCAACCATCATAACTTCAGAAAACTCTGTTCTTTCAATGATCTTTGTTTTAATCTCCAATTGCTTCTTTTCTTTACCAATTCTACGAAGAAAAGCAAAGTGAATAATTTGAGTAAAATATGCAAAAGGATTTTTTGACTTCTCAGGATCAAAGTTATGAATATATTGAACGCAATTCTCAATACCATCAGAAATCATATCCTCTCTAAACATGTAGTTCACAAAGTTTGGTTTATATGAGAGGTGTGTTGCAATCTTTAAAAAACATTCACCAAGATAATTCGTAATCGGAGGTTTTCCAGGCCAATGTTTAGATCTATCCTCTTTCGTAGGTTCTCTACCAAAGTTCTCTATAAAGTGTTTAGATACTCTTGCTCTATAATTTATAAGTTCCTCTAGAAACTCTTTGTTATTAACATAATGCTCAGATTTCTTTTTTGCCATAATCAATACTTTTGTTCAACTTGTCTTGGTAACATTATAGCACAGGTTGTAGGGGCTTGACAAATGCTTAAAACATCAGTAGACTAGGTTTGTCCCGGTTAAAGATGAGATCTAGCTTTCTTTAATACCTTTAAAGATCTTTTCAAGTATATCTCTAGCAGAGTCAACAGAAGAGATATAACCTTTTTGTTCTGACACTTTTACTTGACCAGAAGTTCTGTAGACATCAATAGATGATTGACTGTCATCATCTTCAAGATAATTGTTATAAAGTTCAATTAGTTTTTCATTATTTGATTCAGTCATAGTAATTACTTTATCCAATTTTATAAAATAAATATCATCTTCAGTAAGATCCATCCATGGTTTTACTTTCAATAACGATCCACTGGAAGAATGAATTACTTTTATTGTAATTGGATTTTGTAATACTAATATAGTTTCATCGGTAGAATCATCTATAAGAACCAAAGAGAATAATTCTTCTCCAGAAACTAATTTAAGAATGGCATAAAATTCTTCTTCCATTAATTTTTAAGTGGTATGTTTACAATATCGTAATTAAAATTTTCTTCATTATATACTTTAATTCTTTCGATTAAATGATTAAGGGTATAATTTTTCCTGGATTTGTAGGATATATCGTCAGCGATATCATATAAAGTTGCCTTTGTTTTGTTATTGCCTTTTCTGAGTACTCTTCCAATACTTTGCAGATTTCTAATTCTGGATTTAGAAGGAGAAGCAAAAATAACATTGTGGAGATTTTTAATGTTAATACCAGTAGAGAATGTGCCGTATGAAGCGACGATAATCGCGTTGTCTTCCTTTTCAGTAATTTCTCTCACTTTTTCTCGATCTTCGGTAGCAACACCACCATGAACAAAGAAGACATGACGATTATCCACCCTACCGTTATTTATTAAATCGTAGAGTGGTTGTCCGTGCCCTTCGACACGGGAAAATAATATGAGCGTATTACCTTTAAGATCAAGGGCAAGGTTACGAATAAACTTGTTGCGTCGTTCATGATTTATGATATACTGAACTTCTTCTTCAAAGTTTTCAAACTTATGTGCAGGGTGTTTCAATAGAAGCACGTTGATGTCTAACTTGGCAACGTGCCCTTTCTTCATCAGTTCTTCTGTTCTGATGATTTTATATGAGGGTCCAAATAAACCCTCCAAAACCCATTTATGAGTTTGAGTTCCATCAAGAGTCCCTGTAAAACCAAATCTGTATTTTGCATCTGAAAGTTTTCCCATTATAGATATTAGAGACTTAGACTTAAACTGGTGCGCCTCATCTCCAACGACCACATTAAATCTTGAAAAATATTTGCGGGGGAGTTTGTAGATGGACTGCCAGGTGGTGATAATCACCTGCGAGTCAGTCTCTCTTTCTTTTCCCGCATATATTTTGTGGCAATATGAACCAACGTCCCAGCCATAGT